GCCATATTGGCAACGGCGATGAGTGTTCCTTCATCGTCATAAAGTCCCAGCTCACGCATCCAGAAACCGCCCGTTTCTGCCGGAATGATGAGTTCTGCCACTACGGTATTTTTGCTGGTATTGTCAATAAATACCCTGTTCAGATCGTGTCGCCAGACTTCGTTGATGAGCGCTGTTTGTTTCGCATCCGGATCTGGCAGTGTTCCGCCGCCATCACCTACAGCCATAACGGCTGGCGTGACTTTTTTGCCGCCGTCAGAGGCTGAGGCTGCCAGCTTTTCAGCACCGGCAGTCGTGATAATGGTTTTAAACTTTACCGTATCACTCATGCGTCGCTCTCCTGTATCGGGTAAACGGTAATAATATCGCCGTCATACACCATGCCGCCTGTGTATACCTTGCCGGAAATGTCCTGCACGATATTCAGGCCTACCAGATGACGGCTGACGGGGCGGGCATCGGCGATTAGTCGCTCTATTTCAAAATACATCTCTTCAGTCAGCCCCCCTTCAAACACGCCCACATTCAGGCGAAAAGTGCCGGGTGGATCGCCGGTTTCCCACCATTCGCTCATGCTGATGATGTAACCCAGAGGTTCAACGATGCGCCTGAGTGAGCTGAAGGTACCTTTGTGACGGTGGATGAGCCAGGATTCCCTGATAACTTTTCGCTTTGTTTCCTCCGGCCAGTTTTTATCCCAGCGCTCGACAGACAGCGCCCAGGCCAGATAGGGGAGAAGCTCCACCGGACAGGCTTCCGGATCCCAGAGAGTACGCAAATCAACCGGGATACGGGTGATTCGGTCAGTGGCATATCCGGTATATTTCAGAAAGTCACTGGCTGAAGGAGGAAGCAGGGAATCACTCATTGGTACCTCCCATATCAACGATAATGGATTCGCAGCGTGCGAACTGCGAGTCGTCAACCGCGATATTGCTTGCTGGTTCCTCCAGCTCCACCCGCTGGACGCCCTGTACATGCAATGCTGACATGATCGCAGAGCGGGCCACATCACGGCCTATGTGGCCCTGTTCGGTCAGCCATTCGTCAAGGGACTGTCTGGCAGCCAGAATTACAGGTTCGGACTCCGGCCCCGGATACAGAAAGAGCCGGGCATTGATCCGGTATTTTACGATTTTTGCACTCTGGACGGTCAGCCGGTCTGCGACAGGCCTGATTCGCTCATCGTTGAGGGCGTTACTGACGGTCTGAATCAGTTCCTGCGATGCAGTGCCGTCGCCTTCTGTTGAGAGAATTGACACCACCACTACTGCAGGGGATGGGCTGACTGCCCTGGCATCAGCAACCTGACCACTGGCACTTCGGGCAAAGTATTCATAAGAGGCCGATGGTCCTGCCACGCTAAGGCCTTCATAGGCTGACTGCGCACGTAAGCGCAGTGCGGTGTCGTTTTCCATGACAGCCGGGGCAGTATCTGTTGCCGGAGTGATCACCAGGCGCTGCGTATTCAGGTTGGCTGCCAGGTGATCAAGATCTGTACCGGAGGCATGGCTTAACATGCAGGCTGCAACACCTTCATTGATACGCTGGCGCAGTAGCATCTCCCGGAAAGCCATTACCTCGGCGATAATGGTCAGTGGTTCAGATTCCAGTGCGAGAGCAGCGGTTACAGCAGGTTGCTGTTCTTCCGGAAAGCAGCCGATCATCATCGTTTTTATCTCATTGAGAATAACTTCAAAATCCGGTGTGTTGATGATTGCCGGTTTCGGCAACTGTGACAAATCAACGGTTGGCATCGGTTAGTCTCCTGTGCGTATGCTCAGTCTGACCGTCTGCATGGTTGCGGTGATTATCCCGGTCAGTAAAAGCTCAGCCCCACCTTCATCCAGCCAGCGAACGTCGATGGTATTCAGTGCCAGGCGTGGTTCATGGCGGGTCAGGGCGATCACTGCGGCACTCATGCACTGAAGGCGGGTTACATCATTCTGGGGGGCATCCAGAAGATCGGGTACCAGGCTGCCGTAATCCCTGCGCATAATGCGGCTTCCCTGAGGTGTGAGCAGAATATCGCGTACAGAACAGTGCAGATGCTCTGTATCGTGCACAACACCCGGATGGTAAGGGTTCATACCCGTGTAGGTGGCTGTCACTGTGGGCCTCCTGTCTGGCTCCCACCGGACTGGACGCCTGAGTGTGTGTGGGTGTGTGTGACCACGCCGTTTGATGTCAGTGACCCACCTGAGTGGGTTACGTCACCTTTCAGTGTGCCGCCATCTGTCAGTTCAAATGTGCGCGTTTTCAGGTGCTGTGTGCACTCAACGAGCGGGG